TACTATGGCCTCGAGAAAAATCATCTTGGATTCGTAGACGATGAAAATAGAAAAGACCATCTTATCAAACTTGATTCACAGTGAGGAATACTGCCGTAAAGTCGTACCGTTCTTAAAACCAGAATACTTCAGCGATCAGTTTGAAAGAGTGATCGCTGAAGAGCTACTTCAATTCTTTAATCAATACAACAAGCCAGCGTCACTCGATATTCTCGCCATTCAGATCAGCAAGCGTAAGCTACACAAAGATCAGATCAGCGGTATTGAGAAATACATCAATGACCTGGACTTTACCACCGACAACGAGGATTGGCTTCTTAAGAATACCGAGAGTTTCTGTAAGAAGCAAGCCGTCTACAACGCTATCATCGAGTCGTTCGAGATTATCGAAGGAAAGAACAAGACTCTAGCTGAAGACGCTATCCCGTCTATGTTGTCAGATGCGTTGGCAGTTTCTTTCGATAAGTCTGTCGGCCATGATTATCTCGAAGACTTTCTCGCGCGATATGACTTTTATCATAAGCTAGAAGAAAAGCTATCTTTCGATCTAGAGTTGTTCAACAAGATCACGAAGGGTGGTCTATCTAAGAAGACGCTCAACGTTATTCTAGCTGGCACCGGTGTCGGTAAGTCGCTGTTCATGTGTCACGTCGCAGCGGGTGCTCTGAGTCAGGGTAAGAACGTCCTTTATATCACGCTTGAAATGTCCGAGGAACGAATCGCCGAGCGTATCGATGCCAATCTGATGAATGTTCAGATCGATCAGCTCACAAATCTTCCGAAAGATATGTTCGAGAACAAGGTGATGAAGATCGCGACTTCAACTGTCGGCAAGCTCATCATTAAGGAGTATCCGACTGCATCTGCTCATGCTGGGCACTTCCGCGCGCTGCTGAACGAACTGCAGTTGAAGAAGGACTTTTCTCCAGACGTGCTCTTCATCGATTATCTCAATATCTGCGCTTCATCTCGAATGAAAGGTCTGGGCGGTTCTGTGAATACGTACTCGCTGATCAAGGCAATTGCTGAAGAATTGCGCGGCCTTGCCGTCGAGTTCAATGTTCCGATATTCTCTGCGACACAGACCACACGTTCTGGTTACAGTAATACAGATGTCGAGCTGACTGATACTTCTGAGTCGTTCGGCTTGCCTGCAACTGCTGACTTTATGTTCGCGCTAATTTCAACCGAGGAACTCGAAAAACTTGGTCAGATCATCGTGAAACAGCTCAAGAACCGCTACAACGATCCAACTGCCAACAAGCGGTTTATTGTGGGCGTGGATCGCGCAAAGATGCGCTTGTACGATGTTGAGGATAAAGCTCAGAATTTGGCTAAAGAGCCAACTGTTCGCGGCGGAGCAAATGACCATGACTTTTCTGGCTTTAAAGTGGAATAATAGTTTACATCCGCTGCAAGCCTGATAAATTATTACTATGGGAATGTTCGATACAATTGCATGGGGCGATGACTTGCCATATACGCTCCCGATGGAAGAAATTGGCTTAAACAAGCGCGATTGGGATTTTCAGACGAAAGATCTAGATTGCGCGATGCAACACTATGTAGTTCAAGGTGGCAAGCTTTACCTTCAGAAGTTCAAGCATGAAGAATGGGTCGCAGGAGATCCTAAAGCAAAAAGCCTGATGGATCGTATAGGTTATCTTGATAGACAGGAGCCCTATCTCGATCCAGTCAAACTTACAACCACCATTCAAATGTACGACTTTCGACATAGTGTGGATGACAGGTGGGATTGCTGGATCGAATACGAGGTTATCTTCGATGAAGGAAATGTCAAGAGCGTTAATCTAATAAAGTTTACAAAAGAAAGTGACTTCGTTCGGAAAGAACAAGAAAGACAATGGAGAGAAGAAAGAGAGCGTGAGGGCGCGCGTTGGGTTAATCGCTTCTTTTTCTATACTAAACCTTATCGCTTTGTAGCACGCAATCTTCGCCGCGGCCTTTACGCATTAGCAGAATTTACCCATAAAATCGCAAACAAACTATGACTAAAACACCAGTAAAGAATCCTGAGCAGCTCAAGGTTTTCAACTCGCCTATCTACCGCAAAAAGATCAAGAAGATGGTAGAGATGACGAAGAATGTCTATGGCATTCATCGCAAGATTCCAAAGGGTGAGCTTCCTAAGCTCAAGGAAACAGCTTCTTCAAGCGAGAAGTCTGATCGTGCTCTTAAGGAAGCATATCGTCTGAAGATTGATGTTCTGCATTACTTTGCCACACCAATTGTCAGCCATCGTACTGTTGAAGTTGCACCAACTACTGACACCGAATCCTGAAATGGCTTACAAACTGTTTCTAGATGATATCCGCAAACCGCAGGATGTCACCTGGGTCTCGCTCCCGCCAGGGCCATGGGTTATTGTTAGAAACTTTTTAGATTTCAAAATAATCATTGGCACTCGTGGTTTGCCAGATCATATAACTTTTGACCACGATCTGGCAGACGAGCATTACGATGCTGACCTATGGAAGAAAACCGGAATTGCTGACTATTCTAAACTGCAGAATCCGACTGGATACGATTGCGCAGCTTGGTTAATCGAGCATTGCCGAACATTCGACCTTGCTTTCCCAGCTTATACCGTTCATAGTATGAATCCAGTAGGTCGTGAGCGCATCAAGGCAGCAATCGAACACTACAAATCTTATCGCAGATCTACAATCAAATGAACTATATACTCATAGCGCTTTTAGTCGTCTGGTCTTTTCTGGGTGCTTTTTTCTATGTCTCGAACGTAGATGATATCTCGAACATCTGGAAGCGACAGGTTGCTAGAATTATCAGCGGCCCATTAGTCTGGATAACACTAATTTTCTTTGGTATTCTCCGTTATCTTTCTTTGCTCGATATCCTTTATGTCGGTTTAGTTCGTTGGCTTAGAAAGCCGTAATTATGAAAGAAGATTTAGATAACTATACTGCATTCGGCATCGATACCTTTGAGAAGTGGATAGCACTTCCAAAAGCAGATCGCGAGCGTAGAGTAGCATATTGGCTTACTCCGTGGTACAAGAAGCCATACGCCATGGTATGGAAACTGCCCGCTTTCAAACCGACTGGTGAAAAGTACGAAAGCGAGTTTAGCAAGGTTGATTCCTTCTTAAAGAAAAATTATCCGATTCAATTTTGGATTCGCGAGACAACAGAGGATATCACATACTTTTTGCGATATCGTGTCTGGAGCCACGTGCTTGCTTTCTACAGTAATTGGATCAAGGGGCAGCGCGTCGAGATGCGTAAAGCAGTCTTTACCAGAGACTACCAAGATATCGATGGTCTGGTAATTGAGTTTCATCGTCAATGCCTGATCGAGTTTGTCGAGCGCGAGAAAGGACTTGAGTGGCACGATTATTCTCAAACAGAAGCAGACAAGAAATTTGCTGATGAATTGCGCGAGCAGTACGATTATGCTACTCGTCTTCGTGCAATTATGCAGAAGGAACTAGAAACTACGTTAAGTAACGTAGATGTAGACTTCAACGATCCGCAAGCTTCTAAGAATGTATTTGCTGCTTATGACGCTCTTGAAAAGAAATTCAATGACAGAGACACTGAAATGTGTAAGTGGGTCATCGAGAACCGCTGGCGCCTTTGGTGCTAATTTATGGCAACAGAACAAGACAGGTCAACTCCGTTTGAAGAAGATCCGTTTCCAGATGCAATCTGGGACGAACAGGCAGACAACTCTGCTAAGTTATTTGCGGAAGCAATCCGCGATGAAATCTATGAACTTGATGGATCTCAGATTGGAAATGTAAGTTTCGACCATGAAATGGTTGCAAATACCGACCATAGCAGAAAAGCTCGTTCTATTCTGATTCGCAGTAATTTTGGCGCTGTTATCGTTTTTCCTAACTTCAAAAAGAAAGGTCTGGCTTCTGCTGCTGTCCTTAATTTAGGAGTTATTCGTGGAATGAAGCAGGAAGGTTATACTCCAGAGTACATTCAGGAAAATGGTAAAATCTACGGCGACATGAAGCCACACGATGATAAGAGCGTTCAGATGTTTGCTTATTATCTTACTCACAAGATATGACATTTTCTCACCAATCAGTACGACTGATCAGTCATAGCAAGACCGCGCCTGACGGTCCAGGCGCAATGGATATGCAAGAACTTGTTGCATACTGTGCGCGAGTTAGCAATCCAGCAAATCAGAATAATCTTGATACCTCAGAAAAGCTAGTAAGATATCTTGTCAAGCACAAGCATTGGTCGCCACTAGAAATGGTCTCGGCCACAGTCGAAATCAATACCACTCGTGATATCGCTCGGCAAATTTTGCGGCACCGCTCTTTCTCGTTTCAGGAATTTTCGCAGCGATATGCAGATCCTACTGCTGCGCTTGAGATGATTGTTCGAGATGCTCGGCTGCAAGATACTAAGAATCGTCAAAATTCTGTAGTGACAGATGACGAAAATCTAAAGATCTGGTGGAAGGAGCGACAGAAAGAACTCATCGAGTTATCAGAAAGTATCTACAAGGATGCGACTGCTCGAGGAATTGCAAAGGAACAAGCGCGCTCGATTCTGCCCGAGGGTTGTACAATGTCTCGTCTGTATATGGCTGGAACTCTGCGCTCATTCGTGCATTTCATCGAGGTTCGTTCTGGCAACGGAACTCAAGCTGAGTGCATGGATATCGCTCGTAAGATAGCAATCTCAATTGCGCCAATCTTTCCAATGGTGCAAGAATTTGTTCAACCAAAAGTTACTGATAGTCAAGGAGATACCAAATAAAAGTGGCTCAAGGCCATTTTTTGTTTTACAATCTCAATCCAAAGTATAAGATTGCTTCTGTTAAATCGATTCATCCAAATGAATACCAATACTGCAAATACTGCTAACACTACGCCCGTCGCTGCTAAGCCGGCCAAGCCTGCTAAGCCGACGACTAAGCCCACGCCCGCTGGCGAGCCGAAGCGCGGCCTCAAGAAGGCTGAAGTTGTTGCTCTTCTGAAGAGCTTCAAGTTCCCTGCTGAGCCGTTCACCGTTCGCCAGGTCTACACCCAGATCGGCGCTCGTCACTGGTTGATCCGTTCCTTCGTCAAGAAGAACGCGAAGATCGTCGGTGATGCTCCGAAGGCTGCTGGCGCTAACGGCAAGGCGCGTGGCAAGGCTGCGAAGCTCTATCAGCTTCCGGCCGACAAGCTGACGTACTAATCGTCCGTCAGGCGCGCAGCGGCGCCTTCTAATGCCCGCTGCAAATTTTCATCATCGCCTCCCTGGTTGTCTAAATCATTGATAGCCAGGGAGAAGCGTTATCGTTGGTAGTCAACGACTTAAAAACTTTAGAGGCCTTTACTTTTTGAGCTATTTGTGTAGGATATCTCCATAATGAAAAAGAACGAATTCCGCAACGGATGGAATCTGAGCCTGTTCAACTACAACGG